CTATCCAATCTCCCTCTACAAAGTTATTGTAAGAGTATCTCTCATCTCCACTCATTAGTTGGTGTTTAGTTAATACATTTCCGTATAAATGTAACCAGAACTTTCCTTTATTATATATGTAATAGTCTAGACCAAATACAACTGCTAAATCTGCAAAGCTACCTATTTTAGCTAATTCTTCTCTATTGTAACGATTAACTACATTTTGGAATACACCATTACGATAGTCTGCATCACTTGCAGCAATTATTTGACCCTCTTGGTTAAACCATAAATAATCAAAACCTAAACTTTCTTCTGTAAATGGGTCAATCATTTCGTATAATTGGTCTGTGTGATATTGATAAGCAAGTTCCCACCAAGCATTGTTTTCTAAATACTTTTGGATTGGGTTATGCCCATAGGCTTTTGAATAAGTCCTATATATTGAGCCGATACTTATACTTAGTTTCTTACCTATTGGTAATCTAAATCTAAGCTCTGCACTTTTGTAGTCTATGTCAATCAATTCGTTTTTTTGGTACTCGCCTTTAACTAACCAATACTTAGCTAAATATCTGACAAACAATTCTTGATTGTCAAACTCTCTACCCTGTTGTCTACCTCTTGAATATTCAACTAGGTACTCTAAACCTTTATAAGCTCCTATGTTTGATTTGACAGATTGATTCTTTTCTGACCCATCATAAAACTTGTTTCTATCTTCATATTGAAAAAATGCTAACTTTCTAAGACCATAAGTAACCATCATATCAGATGGGTGTCTGCGTGTAGTTTCAATCAGCTCGTTGTCTTGTGTTACAATAAATGTTTGTGGTGCTTTAATAGAGTTTGTTTGTGAGTAAGCTCCGTATATAGTAGAATACTTGAACACCTTTTTGAAAATATTATCTTTTTTTTCTTGTGCGTTTATCCCTACGATACTTACGAATAATGCGATTATTAAGTTTCTCATCTTTTGGTTTATTAA